TCTAGGTAATGATCTTAGTGGCCATAACCGTTCACGTTCCACCTTAGTGTCCTTGTGAGGTTCCTTTTCAGTTGCATACCTATATGTATACTCTTTACAAAGGGCATATAAATGTTCCCAATGCCATTCATAATTTGCAGATGCCTCCATAGTCCATTTGGTACATGGGTGGCCAAAATGTACTGCCTTCATATAGATCAATTCTGCCTCATAATCAATATTAGATAAATCATAATATGGAACCGTGCGTTTACCAGATTTGGATAGTCTGGTTGTTTTTTCGCCATCAAGCATTCGATGTGCAGTTGATAGCATTTGAGCAGATTCAACAATCATTTTAGGTATATGTTTGTCGCACATCATTTGTGCAGCAATTGCTGGATCTGTATCAAGAATAAATATGTTCATGCCGTGCCTTTCCGATTTATTATTATTATATCAAAAAAGCACGGCAATGTAAACAACTAATTTATGTTACTTCTGCAATCCTCCTATCAATAAATGCTCGTTTCTCAAGTATCTTTTTCATGCGCTCCAATAATCCTTTTCTTTTTAGTATGTTGGCATAACTTTGCAGTTCTTGAGAATCTTGTTTTAGTCTTTCGAGCTGTATTGCAGTCATTAATAATCTCCAAAAAAAATGGCGTGCTTTACATAACACGCCATGGTTAGGGTTAAAATTGAATACGATATTATTAGTCCAGAAGTAAACCAGGAAAAGCCTCCTCAATTATGTTTCTAGTAATACCGTGGATTTTTTCTTTATTAATCATATTAATAACAACCTTGGCATCCTCTGGATGGATGGCTTCAATCAAACCAATGAAGATGGCTTCGCGCTTAAATGGGGGTAACTTAGTTCCATCCCCGCCATGCACGAAGTATCTAAAATCTGTATTTCTTTTTAAAAGATTTGATGGTGCTGATTCTGGTTTATTAGGAGTATATGGAGGTTCCCCTCCAGGTAATATCCAATGCACCTTTGAATCATAAGTGCCTCTGAGGACATCCTTTAACGCCCACGATTCATTATCAACCAGGATTTGAACTTTTTGTTCTTTTTTTCTAGCTTTACCGGCCTTATCTAAGACCTCATATACAAGTAAATCCATAATATTATTTATACCTCACTTAATTTTAAAATTTTCCTTTAATTTGGAAACATGTCTTGAGTGTATTTTGCACCCAATAAATTCGTTATAATAATCGTCCTTCAATAAAACATCAAACATAAATTGTAATTTGGCCTCCATGTAAGACATTTCACCTTTTGTTTTACACAGATGAAGAATTACTCTTTCAAATCCATTCCGCCCATGTACTTCGACGAGCTCTTGTAATTCTTGGTTTGATCCATAGTATTCTCTCCAGTCGGATTCAACCCTTGTTTTAATACGTCGAGATCGTCTGCTATTTTTCGGAAGAGTTTTTGGACGCCAGAAATTTTTCTTTCCAATATATTTTTTATCTGTTGACAGTTCTCTGATTTCATAGACAAACCCCTGATATTCCTCTGGTGTTTCGTTAAATTCTTTATCATTATATTTCCATACCATACTTTTATATATGGTGTTTAGAATTCATACTCAAATACGTTTACATCTTCTTTGTAAATATTATACACTTTATCCTTTAAATTATCTGTGTAATATTCTGAATAATGGTCATGATCATGTTTATTTACATGTGGCAATTTGCAATCCAGATTTAAAGTTTTCTTGACTACCTCGAAATCTTCCTGTATATTTTCAAATTTACCAATAAAATCAATCGGTGAATCCCTAAAATAAAGGTATGTAATTTGTTTTGTTGCCTGATTGCTAATCCAATTTCCTTGAGGTAATTTTTCTAAATATGCGACATAATCCTCAAATGTTTTAACATTTCTTAACCTTACTCTTAAATTAGGATCACTCATTCTATGGACATAATTACTAACAACCCTGTCCCAAGGATTTCTGGTAAAACCAAATTTAAAATATATTAACCATTCATCCTTGTAATGTCGATACCATTCCTTTGGCAAACTATGATCTGCCGAGCCTGGACCGTACCCTCTTTTAAATACTGCATGTTCAATTGATTTACCCGCATTTTTTGGTGGGTGTAAAAAAATTGTTTTTAATTCATGATCTATATTTTTTTTTTTTTTTTATAATTGTCGTTAAAGGCTTCTAAATCCTTTTTAAGGTCCACAATACCTGGCCTTCTGCCACACATAGGGCAGAAGGTAGGTTCATCTTCTGAGGAAACATAAGTTACCTCCTCACATTCTTGACATTCTATTCTGTAGTCATCCATTAAGCGACCTCAGATAAAGGTTCATCCCAACCCCATTCACCTTCCATTCCATTTACGGAATATTCGGTAACTCTTTTTTCAAAGAAGTTATCATGGGAGGCGCCATTTAATACCCAATCAAGCCATGGCAATGGATTATCCTTTTGTTTAAAAATTGGTTTTAAACCAAGTTGTAAAAGTCTACGGTCAGCAATATGTCTAATATAATCCCTTACTTCTTGTTTGGTCAATCCTTGTACCTCATCATTGCCATTAAACGCCAACTTAATAAATCTATCCTCAAGTTTTACGGCCTGTTTTGCCATGGTGTAAATTTTGGATTTTAATTCATCATTTACAATTCTTGGATGCTCATCGCAGAACTCTCTAAATAGTTTGGCAATACCTTGTACGTGCATTGACTCGTCTCTGATAGACCATTCAACGATTGTGCCCATGCCTTTCATTTTGCCGAAACGTTGGAAGTTAAGTAGCATAACAAAAGAGGCGAATAATGACATACCTTCATTAAATACAGATTGTGCCATAATTTGGGCCAAACCCATTTTAGTATTTGGATTACCTTCAGACATAAATTCAATTTTATCTGCCATTTCTGTATATTCTAAAAATGCATGAAACTCTTCATCTGGTAAACCAAGTGTGTCATTTAATAGAGCATATGCACGCTGGTGAATTGCCTCCCTACAGGCAAACGAACCGAGCATATTACGGACTTCGTTATTTTTAAATTTAGGAATCAATAATTCATAATAATTTTCACCAACCTGTACATCAGACTGTGTAAATAATCTCAGGACTTGGGTAATAAATTCCTTTTCACCCTCGTCCAGTTTTGTTTTCCAATCCTGAATGTCTTCGGACAATTCTGCCTCGTCCTCGACCCAATGAATTTCCTCGTGTTTCTTTGTTAATTCCACTGCCCATGGATAGTGAAATGGTTTATAAGTTTTTGATGGTTGTAATAGTGACATATTTATCCCTCGCATGCTCGGCATTCATCGCCTGACTCTATTGTCATTGGTTGATTTAAAAATTCCATAAGTGCATTGTAACCGCCAACATAATGGCCTTCAATGTAAATTTGTGGAACCGTTTTTACTTTTCTGCCAGTAACCTCGGCAGCGGTTTTTCCTAACTCTACAAGGTTTACATAATCATATGGAATACCTCGTAGTTCTAATTCTTCTTTTGCTTTCATACAGAATGGACAATCATCCTTTCCATATACAATTGATCTATTATCATCTGCAAGTACTATCCTTTCGACTTTATCTGATACAGTCTCTGCTCGAGATTTAGCTTCTGTTCTGAGATAATAAAGTCCTTTAAGACCTTCCGTCCAAGCCTTGAGATGCACTTTGTTAACATAAGCCTTCTGAGCACCGGCCGGGAAGAATAGGTTAACAGATTGTCCCTGGCAGATAAAAGTCTGTCTATCAGCAGCGTGTTGTACGACCCACGCCTGGTCAAGTTCCTGCGCTGTTTTAAATACGGCCTTTTCACCTTCCGTAAGCTGCGGGAGGTGTTGTACTGACCCTTTATTTGTAATAATGGATGTCCATGTACCTTCATTATTAATTCCATGTCTTTCCAAAACTGGTGTAAGGTATTTATTCTTTACAAGAAATGAACCGGCTCGTGTACGATGTGTATATGCATTAGCCTTTTGTGGTTCAATAGATGGACTAGTTGATAAAATTACCCCGGAAGATGCATTAGGAGCAATAGCCAACAAATGAGCGTTACGCACACCAGAACCTTTACCATCAGGATATTCTCCTCGTTCATTTGCTAACCTTTCCGATTGAGCCTTCGCTCTCTCTTTGATTGTTCCGAAAACCACTTCATTGATTTCTCTTGCCAACTCAGATTCCCATGCCACTCCTTGACGTTGGAGGAGGGAGTGGAATCCCATAGCACCCAAGCCGATGGACCTTTCCTTTTCTGCTGAATATTTGGCTCTGGATATTGAATCTGGCGCGTTTTCGATAAAATATTCAAGTACATTGTCCAACATAGTGACGATATCTTCGACGATAGTGGTATTTTTCCACTCGTCATAATATTCGAGGTTGAGAGATGAAAGGCAACATACTGCAGTACGTTCAGCATCGGTAGGTAAATGTATTTCGTTACAAAGGTTTGAGCCATGAATTTTTAGTCCTTTTTTCTTTAGTGGTTCGGGAAGATGTTTATTTGCAGTATCAATAAAATTAAGATATGGCTCACCTGTTCTAAAACGCACTTCAAGAATTCTTTCCCATAACTTTCTGGCATTCATTGTTTCAACAATTTCGCCAGATGCCGGATCCTTTAATTGCCATTCCGAACCAGATTTTACCGCCTGCATAAAATCATCAGTGATATTAATTGCATTATGTAAATTTAGTGCCTTACGTTGTACATCTCCAGTTGGAATTCTCATATTAAGGAATTCAATAATATCTGGATGTGATATATCCATATAGGCGGCATATGAACCTTTACGTGTTTTACCTTGTCGGTAAGCAATCATGTCTGCATCTACTGTATGCAAAAAAGGAATGGGTCCGGGAGCCTTATCGGATACACTTCTTACATCTGACCAGTGACCACCTACGCCACCGCCCAAAACTGATAACCAACGAAGCTCAGAGCTGTGACTGATAAGACCTTCAAGAGTATCAGGCACGTAAGTGAGAAAGCACGAAATGGGTAATCCTTTGTCATTTTTAATACCGTTTGGAGCATTAGATAAGACAGGACTAGCAAACATAAACCACTTGTTACTAACATAATCATAAAGACGTCCAGCAAGTTCAACATCGATTTTCCCCCTATATGTAGACCAGGCTTCCGATGCACGTACGTATGCCTCTTGCGGGGATTTTTCGTCACCTCGCAGATAAAAATCTTTCAACATGCCGATTGCATAATCAGTCAGCAATTCATCTTTTTGTAAATTTGGTACAATTGTCATCAGACGCCTCTTTGTTAATTAATTAAGTTAATTATATATCATTTTTAGGGATTTGTAAACAAAAAAATTTATGATTTTTTCTCTAAATCTTTAATTCGATCTTCGAGTTCATCAATTTTTTTAGTGACGTATGGATACTTTTTTCTCCACGCATCGGTAGGTTGTTCAAACCATGTCCATCCCCATCTTTCAACAAGGTAGTCTAATGTTTGATCAAGTTTTGCATAACACCAAAGACCTGCTTTGGTGTCCTTAAAGTATGCTAAAAAAGCAGCACCTAATAAAGAGCCTGCTATTGCAGTGTATATCCATAACGTATCATCAAACATTCTTTCTAGCATTTATCCCTCCGACACAGTATAGTTAACATAGTTACCCATACCATGATCGGCAACACCATCAAGAAGTCCTGATCTCCAGCCTCTAAATTTATCTTTAATTCTTTGCCAGAGAGTCATTTTTCTGATTTTTCCGTAATGGTTAATATATACCAAATTCCCATGATGTTTATACCCCATAAGAGCAAGAGGTACAGTAGTAACAATATCGTTGTTATTTACAAATCTCCAGTGTGCTGTTTTAATTCCTTTAACGAAGGATCGAGTTCCTGCTCGAGGTGATCCATAGGTATATAATCCTTCAACTGCACGAAATTCTTCAATTCTTGAGGTACAAATTGTTGCCATGGCAGCACCAAGAGAGTGACCACAAATATATAATTTTTTGTCATTGTATTCATCTGCCATTAGTTCTATATGTGACCATAATTTATCTAATTCACCACGGAACCCAGAATGAACCCATCCATCAGTCATTGATTTTTTAGGCCATACATTTAAATCTGCAAGTATATCGGATAATTCATCAGGTTCAGTACCCCTAAAACAAATTGCCATATCGCTTTTATTCCAAACAATATGACACTGTGCTCCTTCATTTTCTAAAAATATATGGCTGGTCCAACCTAATTTTTTATATTCTTTTTTGGCTTCCTTTTTATCCTGATAGGCAATATCTGCCATTTTGGCAAATTTATTTGCCTTCTCCAGATTTAATTTCATCTTCCTTTTTCTCCTCAGTTACTGCTTCTTCATAATAAACAATAATCTCGGTTTGCTGATTAATATATCTTTTTATGTCAGCAATATTCAAGGCAAGATTTTCGTAATCCTTCATACTCAAAACAACAAAGGCAACCTCACCGTATTGTTGTTTATATTCGATAATAAATTCTTCTAATGTGTCCTTGGTTACTACCCTAACTCGAGTATCAACCAGCTGGAGAGGCTTCGGTCTTGCTACTATTGGTACTGTTGTCTTCTCTATTTTGGTCACCACCTTTATCTCCGGTTCCGGCTGGAACCGACTGCAACCATTCAGGAAGAGGAGACTTGCTACCACTAGTATTACCGGTATCGCCCATGAACCCACGCCATAATTTTGCTGTTGCGCCATTCAT